ATTATACTTAAAATGAGGAACAATAGTGAAATTTTAAGTACTGTTGACTGCTTTGGGATTCAAAGTAGTGAACAACAATTTATCTGCCCATTCGATCGTTCGGATCGAGAGGTTCTAGACAAGGGACATTTTGTGCCCGATCTTGACCTTGGCTCGTCTGGTTGTTGCCAGAAAACTTTTGCTGATCCAAAATTGGCGTTTGTTGATTCAGACGAATTTTGTGATGAAGCTGATGATTATTATCCCACACAACATACTATGTTTTCTGGGTCTATTTCTTCTGCTCATCAAGTTGATCTTAGTGAGGATTTCTCACTCAGTTATTCTACCTATTCAGGTTTAGCACCCAGTATTTCGGTGCGAGAGGCTCCTAATACCTCAAACAAATTTAGAAAATCCCTTTTAAATCGCAGTTTGCATTTTCCGTGTGATATCGCTTGTTCCTTTAGCGATAACCTTTGGCACCCGCAATCAGCAAACTTGGACCTTGCACAAAACTTTTTAGTTACTGAAGATAATCTTCAGCCTACTGATCCTTGCGCACATTACACTTCTTTTCACAAAGAGGATACTTTTAGATCCAAGTTACGAAAACGTATTTATGATAGACAACTACGTGAATACCAAGAAAATGAGCAAAAACAATATAAAATAGAAAAACAACAAAAAGAAGATTGTTCGTTAGATGAAGAGCAACTATGTTGTAATAATGACATAGAAAAACAACAAGAAGAGGGTAGCCCATTAGGTGAAGGGCAATTATGCTGTAGTGACGACAAGAGTAATTACTCCAGCTATGTCGGTACTGATTGGCATTTTGCCAACTACATTATTTTTGATTTGTTAGATGAAGGTGATTTAGATGATTTCTTTTTTGATGAGCTCGAATTTGAGTATTACCATGATTTAGTTTGGTATGGTGATATTGACCCGACCAATCTTGATGTGGTCGTACCAATACAATATAGGCAGTGTGTGCTTGGCGCTATCGAAACTAAGGCTATTGATGAAGAAGAACAACTTATGAAGCAAACGCTACTTGATGCGTTGTTTGACTTCTCCCCTCAATCTGGCTTGAATAATAATTCGCAGGCTAGAGGGGATTTTAAGAAAGCTATGCGAAAGCTTAACAGTTTACTGCTTGAAGTAGATCTTAATGATAAGGCTAAGCTTAAGTCTAAGCTTAAGGCTCGTAAGCGACGTATTTCGCAGGCCCGCGACCTTAAAATTACTAATTTACAACCACAGGCGTTTAATGTATCTTTGGATGAGAGTGTTTCTAGTATTTTAGCGAACCTTCTGGAAGTGATTTCAGGTGGCGTTACACTCAACGTTAATCATAATATTAAATTTGGTTTCATCGACAAAGTTGTTGAACATTTTACGTCAGCGTTCAATTTATCTGACACTACTTATGCAGTGGTGCTTGCTATGTCATTCATACTCGTTCTCGCATATAATTATTTAGTGGTTAAGCGTGATGCCATATCCAAAACTAGCAAAGCCTTATTGATAGGTATTGTAGCTTTTGCTGCCTATAAATATCGACATTTGTTTACTACCCC